GTAGATACTGAAAATCCGAAGAGCGTTCCATTTCTTCGGTTCTTTTTGTATATTCCTCGAATTGTTTCCATGCCCTTAATCGTGGTTGAGGNANCTGAATAATTTGATTGAACAAGACCATCGTCCAGTAAAGAGACGCAATAAATTCTATCGAAGTTTACGCACTGCCTCACCCACGATTAAAGGCATGGAAGCCATCCGAGGATTATATAAGAAAACTCGAAAAGAAGGCACTCTCTTCGGGTTTTCGGTCTGTACTGAAATCAAGATATTATTGGGAATCCCAGCTTAAATCATAGATACCGTAAGGGATTTTATTCTTTATTTAAAACTTTGCAACAGAACCAATATTATCAAATTTCTGCCCCTTTTTCTGCCCCTTTTTTAAAAAATAGACCTCTAATTTAAGAGGTCTATTTCATTTAGTTTTTCTATTATATTTTTGCTCATTTCTTCAGTTACATGAGAATATATAGAAAGAGTTGTTTGAGGGTTATTATGACCCACTTTTTCCATGATAGACTTCAAAGGTATTCCAAGCTCAGTTAATAAAGCAATATGAGTATGCCTGAAAATATGTGTACTTAAATTTTTAGCTGAATTTATTTTTTTTAGTCTGCTATTCACAACAGAAATGTTATATGGTTTATTGTTTTTATAAATAAATATATAATTATCTTTGCTTATTTTATCCTTTGGATATTTTAAAGGATATTCTTCGATTATTTGAAGACATCTTTTGGGTAGCGTGATTTTTCTATCTGAATAAATATTTTTAGTTGTTGTTTTAGAGTTAGAAACGCTGTCCCAAGTTCCATTTATATGTAAAACATTATTCTCAATATTCTTTATTTGAATAGCTACACATTCTCCAAATCTTAGACCTGTAAGTGACATAAATTCAATTAATAATGAGGTTGATTTATCAATTACTGCCATATCTTTTATGACCTGTTTTAATTCGCTACGTTCAAGATATTTTTCTTTTTTCTTTTCCCTTTGTTCTAAGGTTAAGACTTTCTTTTTGATTTTAACATTAGAAATAGGATTAACTGCTAGATATTCTTTTGATATAGCATAATCTAAAACCATGTTAAAAGAAGCTTTAAGTGTCTTGATATAAGAATAAGAATAATTTTCTTTGTAATATAGTTTTTCCAATATCTCTAAAATAAAAACAGAGTTAACATCCGATAATAAGGTTTCTTCACTAACTAAACTTCTAATTTTTTTCTTTGCTGTATCTCTTAGTGAGGCAGTTTTAGCTTTTACTGTTTCTTCATAAATTGAAAAATACTCATCTTGGACTTCCCAAAAAGTGATAGAAGCTATTTTATTTTGCTCATCTTCAATTTTTTGTTTTTCTTTTTCAAGCTTTGCATCTATTTTATTATACAATAGCCTAGAAGCTTCATTTTGCGCCCTAGAGCTATTTTTATCTAGTGTTACTGATACTTTCCTTATCTTGCCTTTTGTATCTGTATAGCGCTCACAATACTTATATTTACCATTAGCTAAATCTTCTACCCACATAATTTTATCCTTTCTAAAAATGCCCACCTAATCAAAGGTTGGGCTTTTTTTAATAATCTTGTTCTACTTTGACTAATCTACCTTCTATTACAGCTGGATTGTACTCATCAGCATATTGAATCGGATAATCAGGGTTTAATGGTTCAAGTCTTAAACAGAGAGGATAGCCATTTTCATCATATTCATAGAAGACGCATTTTAGAGTTGCTTCGTTATCGTCTATGAAGCGAACAGCTCCGATAGAACCTTCTGAAAGGTCAGGGTCTTGCAGTATTAAAGCGAAAGAACCGTCATGTATTTCTGTTTCCATGCTTTCGCCTTTAACTCTAAGCCAAAATATATCATCACGGCCAGCGTATTTACCATAAACAGGGCGCATACCTTCAAAATTTTGTTCGGACAGAATTGGAGTTCCTGCTGCGATTTCTCCTATAACAGGGGCGTACCATTCTTTATTAGGGTCATAAGGAACAATATTGCTGATTTTATCGAAATCAACTTTATTAGAGAAGAAAGATAAACGTTTCTTTTTGATTTGCTCATCTAACTGATGATTTGCAGTCTCTAAAACTATTTTTTGTCTTGGTTCTTCGAGTTGTGAACTGATTTTATTTATTTCGGATAGAGTAGAAGATGTTTCTTCACTTTGTATAGGAAAAAATTCGTCTATTGAAACGCCCAAGGCATTTGCAACCCTGAATAAGAAATCTCTTTTAGGAATCCTAATTCCTTGTTCATAATTAGAGATTGCGCTGTTTTTCACTCCGACCAAATCAGCTAAGTCTTGCTGGGTCAACTTTTTATTTTTGCGAAACTCTTTTATTTTCATTCCGACAAATTTATTTATTTCTCTATCGTCCATATCGAACCTTTCGAAGTTTTATATATGTATTATAAAAGAAAATTACACGTTTTGCAAACTTTTTTTAGTAATTACTGTTTTTTTGTTGACTTTACACAAATTGTGTAGTATAATTAACTCATAAAGTCAAACAAGCGAACAAACATGGAGCATTCAGTACGGCAGACGGAACAGGCTCAAATGACGGTACACGACGTATCCACCGCGACGTAAGTAGCAAGTTTGGCAAATAAAAAGCCCTCGCAGGCAAATGGAGGTTCTAATGGAACAAGTAGTTACGCATTACAGAGAAACTATTCAGCAGCATAGTGTTGAGTGGTACAAAAAACAACTGTTAAAAGATTTTTCTGTTCAATTTATCAAAGACTCTTTATTGCCTCAGTTATTTAAATGGTCAAACGCTTATAAAGCAGCAGTTGAACTGACAAAACAAAAAGCCCCCAGAGGGGCGGAAAGAGTCGTATAATGTATGTCAGAAAATTTCTTTTTAGAAATGATATGTTTATATCTATTACAACGCATGGCTTTAGAGCGACTTGCTAAAGATTCAACTATTCATGAATATATTAATAGATTAGCGCTTGTGCTTATACTATTCATTTTGATTAATATTTGCGTCATATTTCTTAGCCACATCTCTTATTTTATCATTGACAGTTTCAAAATCTTTTTTTAGTTTAGTCACTTACATTATAGCACGGAGTTATGATATCGCTCACAATGAGCAGGGAAGACTGGCGAACAGGTTCGATTCCTGAACTTCCCTTACTGCGTATGCAGAAATTTTTTAAAAGAAAGGAGCCAGTATGGCAGTAGAAAAAGAATTAATTGCTCTGCGAAAATATTATAAAATCTCGCAAAAACAAATCTCCAAAGCTATTGGTTTGAGCGAAGAACAGTATAGACGTAAAGAATTAGGTCAGTATGATTGGAGAGCGACAGAAATGTTTGCGATCCGCAACTACCTGAAACCATTCATTGGTCCAAGATCATTGAATGATATTTTTTACGACAAAACTACACAAAATGTGTATAAAGCTAGTTAGAAAGGATTCAAAAATGAATCAATTAATTACAATCACACAAAACGAAAACAACGACCAAGTAGTAAGCGGTCGTGAACTACATGAATTTTTAGGAGTAAAAACACCATACACGCAATGGTTCAAAGATATGTGCAAGTATGGATTCATTGAAAACATTGACTTTGTATTGGTTTCAGAAAAAAGTGAAACCAATAATCCTAGAAATCCATTTACAACTATTATCAATCACGCTCTTAAACTTGACGTGGCAAAAGAAATTTCCATGATTCAACGTAACGAAAAAGGGAAACAAGCCCGTCAATATTTCATTGAAGTTGAAAAAGAACTCAAACAACAGCTTTTACCGCAAACTCCTGAACAATAAATTGCATTACTCGCTCAAGGAAACGTGAACTTGAATAAAAAAGTCGAACAAATCGAAAATTCAGTTCTTGATTTGACTGACCGATTCGGACTTCCTTCAAATAAAGCTAAAGTTTTGCAAAAGAAAGTAGCAAGCAAAGTTTATATGTTTACTGGCGGTAAGTATTCAAATGCTCATAAGAAATTAGGAGCTAAGGTATTCAGAGAGTTTTATAAAGATTTGAACAATCGCTTCGATGTTGTTAAATATAGCGATATTCCATTAAGCCGTTATGACGAAGCAACAGAATATCTTGATATGTGGCAACCATCATTCAATACAACGCTTGAAATTCGTGGATTGAACTCACAAACTAGCTTTGACTTTGAAGAATAGAGAGGAAATCAGATGGAATATAAAGATGATGATTACTTGACTACTCAGCAAGTAGCGGAAAAGTTTTCCATCCATGATCAAACAGTTTATCGACGTAGAAAAGCAATGGAGCTATTTCCACAATTTAAGTCTGGTATTTTCATGAATGGACGGAGATTTCGATACAAAGAAATCAGAGACTTCATGCAGTTTGTAAATACTCCTGAGTATAAGCAAGAACTTAAAAAGCGCCAATCAGTTATCAAATAAGAAGAGGTTCTCATGACCTACACATACATAGTCAACCCAGAAACGGGCGAAATCCTGTTTGATCTGGTACACGACTTAATCACACAAAACATTAGAGCAATAAAGCTCATTGCTAAGAAATTAAATGCGGTACTCCGCTAGAACAGAGAGATTTTGAATAAAGAAATAGAAAAGTTAGCTAACAACTATAAAGAAATAATTAACAAAACATCAGATCTTGCTTTGAAGCAAAATGATGGTGATATAAGAAAAGCTCGCAAATGGCTAAAAGAGCAACTGTTTTATACAGCTGATAGGGCCACAAACGAGCTTATCAAATTATCAATAGATAATATTTTAGATCACCACGGTGTTTCTTCTAACGAAACAATTGCTGAAGTTTTATAAGTAGTTTTAAAATCTAGTCCGATAGCAAACCAGTCAGTACTACCAAAAAGTCCCATCAGCCCAATATGTTGATATGATGTTCCTAAATCTGGAGAGTCTATGTTAGAACCTGAAAAAACTCCTTCGGCATAATATCCATCAGGATCTTTATCTAATGAATTCCAAGCGCTTATTCTGGTTTCTTCAGAAATAACGATTGACTCACCATTAGAAAAATGTACTTTAACAGACATCAACTTTCCTCCTTTCCATAAAACTAAGCAAATACCGCAAATATCTGCTCACAGTAATTATAGCACTCGGAGGATTAAAACACATACATAGAAAGGAAATTAATGGAAACAGCAATCATAAACGGTCGTAAAGTTCGACTAATTCCAACACCAGTTGGACAAATCTATCATGATTTAATCAAACGAGAAAATCGTGGAGTAGTGGTCTTTGAAACTTGGGAACGACCAGACGGAAGTCTTTATATGACTTAACGCAAAAAGAATAAGCAAGAGCTTGCTAATGATAAAGCTGCAATGCTTAACGAATGTATTTCAGACTGGAAAAAAGTTTGGAACTAAAAAAGCCCTGCATGGCACGCAGAGCAAGTAGGAAATTCGCCAAAACTTCTACTTAAATTATACCACGAATGCCTAGAAATTTGAAACGGAGAACATTATGGAATTACAATTAGTCCCTTTGGACAATGAAACAGGAGAAGTTCTTCAACTTAATCCTGAAATGCTTAAAAAGTTTGATAATAGTACCTTAACTAATCTTCTTTCAGCAACAAAAGGAATAGATAAATTAAAAAAAGAAGCCGAAAAAGAAGTCAAGAAACGCCTTGATGAAGGTCAACTATTTTCACGACTCTCTTATTCAAAACAACAATACACAAGAGTACTTGCAATGGATAACGCTGCTAAAATGGCTTTAATTAGAAAGTATGGGCTTGATAGTGTTGTTCCGTTGATTATTAATCAGTTAGAGAAAAAGTATGGAGAATCTGTTTATGAGGATATCCAGCCTTATATTGTTGAAAATCCAAAAGCCCAGTCAATTAAATGGGATGCGTGAGGTAAATTATGGCAGATTATGAAGAACAAATGCTTGCCTTACAAAAACCTTTGCAACCAGACCGAGTAGTTTGGAGAGTTCAACAATCAGGATTTTCTAAACAAGGTAAACCTTGGGCTATGGTTCTTGCTTATATGGATAATCGGGCAGTTCAAGAACGTTTTGATGAAGTTTTTGGAATTTCCGGATGGAAGAACGAATTCAAAACAGCTCCTGATGGTGGGACATTATGTGGTATATCTGTTAAGTTTGGAGACGAATGGGTCACCAAATGGGATGGCGCAGAAAATACTCAGGTTGAAGCAGTTAAAGGTGGATTATCTGGATCAATGAAGAGAGCAGCTGTCCAATGGGGAGTAGGTAGATATTTATATGACTTACCTACCAGTTTTGCTCAAACATCACTTGAAAAGACTGATGGTTGGAACAAAGTTTTTGATAAAAATTCAAAAAAGAACTTTTGGTGGAAGAATCCACAGCTTCCAAGTTGGGCTTTACCTCAGAATTCAAAGGTTCAAAATACAAAAGCTGACTTTACTGAAGAAGAGGTACCAACTCCACCTAAATTATATGTTGTTGGTAAAGATAAAAAAGAATTTGATGAGAAAAAGCTTCAAGCTGTAGTTAACAAAATGGCTATTATTGCCGGGAAAAACTATGGGGCAAGTATTGATGAACAAAATGATTGGCTAAAAATGCCACTTGATGAAGCATACAATGATATCGAAAAATTCGTAGATATAAAAAAGGAAGAACAAAATGATTAACAATGTCATTCTAGTAGGGCGAATCACTAAAGAACCTGAACTTAGATATACACCACAAAATAAAGCAGTTGCCGCTTTTACTCTTGCAGTTAATCGAGCATTTAAAAACGCTAATGGAGAAAGAGAAGCTGACTTTATCAATTGTGTTATTTGGGGTAAATCAGCCGAAAACTTGGCCAATTGGACTCATAAAGGTCAATTAATTGGAGTTACTGGTAGTATTCAAACTCGCAACTATGAGAATCAACAAGGGCAACGGGTTTATATTACGGAGGTTGTCGCAAGTAATTTCCAAGTACTAGAAAAAAGTAATCAAGCAAATGGTGAACGAGTTAGTAATCCAGCTGCAAAACCACAAAATAACGATTCTTTTGGAAGTGATCCAATGGAAATTTCAGATGATGACCTACCATTCTAACAAGTGCTGGAGGGTGGCGTAACGACCGTAAAGTCCATGAGTATTCAGTGCCTGCACATAAACACTCATTGCCAGCTTTTAATTTGAAAAATAAAACTTGAAATAAATATAGATGAAAGGATATCGAATGGTTGAAATTAGTTGGATTAAATTGAGCGTTAATATTTTCGATGATGAAAAAATGAAGTTGATTGATGAAATGCCAGAAAATGATGCGATCTTTAGAATATGGGTTTACTTGCTTAGCTTGGCGGGAAAAACAAATGATTCTGGGCTTGTCTATTTAAGTAATCATATTCCATATACTGATGAAATGATTTCTGCTTTGTGTAATAGGCCTGTTTCTACTGTAAGATTGGCTCTTAAAACATTCAGAGACTTTGGGTTGATTGAGATATATGATAACAACATGATTGGTATCAGTAATTGGGAAAAGCACCAAAACATTGATGGAATGGAGAAAATCAGAAAATTAAATGCTGAGCGTAATAAGAAGTATCGAGAGCGTAAGAAGCTTATAGAAAATAGTGACGTTAGCGTGACGTCACGTGACGCAACAGAAGAAGATAAGAATAAGAGTAAGAATAAGAAAAAGAATAATAATACTATGTCAGATAAATCTGACGATGTTATTCCATATTCTGAAATTATTTCTTACTTGAATGAAAAAACAGGGCGAAGTTTTAGAACTACTGAAGCTCACAAACGTTTTATCAAAGCGAGGTGGAATGAGGATTATAAACTAGATGACTTTAAGAAGGTCGTTGATAATAAAGTTGCTGACTGGACAGGCAAAACAATAAATGGTCAACCAGCAGAAAAATATTTACAACCGTCAACTTTATTCGGAACGAAGTTTGATAATTACCTTAACCAGACACCAATGCGCCAAGAACAAGCACAGCCTTATGATGATCTTGGATTGCCATTTTAGGAGGAAGAAATGGAAAGTATCGGAGATGTTATTGGAAAATTTGTTGATATGAATAAATTTAATGCAATGACTGATAAAGTTATCGCTTGTCCAGAAATAGAAAAATTCATTTCGGATAATAAGATGACTAGCGATGAAGTTTCAAAAAGTTATTCTAAATTCTACGAATATCTTAAAGAGAAAAATAAATTTGATAATAACGAAAAAACAGCATTGAGTGGACATGAACCTTTTTTGATTATGAACTGTGGTTATGCCGATGTTGTCTATCGTGAGACTGAAGAAGTGATTAAACGTAGGAAAAAAGCTGAGTTTGTCAAAAGGCTTAATCGCAATAGCATTGTGAGAGATATGACAATAAAAAAAGCAAGTTTTGAAAATTTTAATGCAGTAACTGACGAAGAAAAGAGAGCTTTGGCGTTCGCAAAAGAAGTATCTGAATATTATTATACTGGCGGTGAGGGAAATACTGTAGTAAGCGGGCCAGCAGGAACAGGGAAAAGTCACCTAGCCATGAGCATCTTAAAAGATTGTTTGCAGCATACTGATTTAACCGTTATTTTTGCAAGTTGGTCAGAGGTTCTTCACTTAATCAAAGATAGTTTTGATAATAAAGACAGCTTTTATTCAACTGAATACTTCATGGAAGTTTTTAGAAATACTGACTTATTAGTTATTGATGATATTGGAAGCGAGAAAATAACAGAATAGTCGATGTCTTTACTGACAGAAGTTTTGGATGCAAGGACTAAGACTATTATTACCACTAATCTAAAAAGTGATGAAATAAGAAAAAAATATCATAACAGGACATATAGCCGTTTGTTCAGAGGTATTGGAAAAAAAGCATTCAATTTTGAAAATATTAAAGATAAGCGTGTTAGTCAGTTGCCATTCTAGGAGAAGCAATGAAAACAATAATCATTGAGCAGTGGGAAAACGAACATTACCCACTCGGAAGAATTAAAAAGCAGAAGCTGGCAGAGAAATCTGAGCATGAGATTATTTTTATTCTTAATCGCATGGCTCAGATGCCTGCAATTGTTAGATTTGGAGAAGCGAGTGAAGTTTGAATTTGAATTATATCGGGCTATCAGTAAATCAAAAGATGTTCCAAAAAGTAAAAAATTGATTTTGAATTCTAATGACAGGATGCATTTCCACCAAAAAGCGAAAATAATTCAAGAATTAAAGAGAATTACTTTTAATCAAGTGCGAAATCCATTAAATAGCTTAAAGAAATTGCCGTTATTTGATAGCACACGGACTTGTAGCGTTACGCTGACAGTCTTTACACCAACCAAACGAAGAAGTGACCCAGACAACTTACAACCGACCTTAAAAGCGATTATGGACGGCTTTACAGAATCAGGGCTTTGGTCAGATGATAATCACGAAGTAGTTAAATTTACAAAATATCAATATGGCGGACTTTCTGGAACAAAAGCTTATCGTCTTGAAGTTGATATCGAGGAGGTTTGAATGACAGCATTCAGAATCATACCAACTGTTAAATTGTTTAACTTAGCTAATAAAGAAAGAGAAGACGGTTATGGAAGTAATTCGGTTTATATCACAGTTAGAACTAAAGGAAGTCATGAGCTGGTTGAAATTTATCGAGATATTAAATCTGTTTTCAACAACGGAAAAGATATGACTTGAATCAACTGTTTAATTTTATGGATAAGCAACTGACAGAATCATTAGTTGTGTTTGGATAGCTATAATTCATGAAAATTACGGTTACATTGAGCGCTTAAACTGTTTCATGGATAATTTATCACGAACTAGGCAAAAGCGCTTAGAAGCTAAAATATGAGGTAGTAATATGTTCAGCAAAAATGAAATAAGGCGTGGAGATAAAATATGCTTCCGCGACACAAAATTCTTAAAAGTTATCGAAGTTACTGACAAATACATAACGGTTGAAAAAGACCAGTTCACTAAAAAATCAGTTAAGCGTGATGATTTTAGAATTGTAAAAATAAATGGAAGATACCATGCATGTGAACTCTTTGACAGAGTTGTGAAGTGAGGGATGAGATGAAGTGTAAAAATTGCAACAAAGAAATTGAATATGTAAATTGCCATTACTTTACTCAACAACTTCACCCAGTAAGTTTAGGTGCTTATGAAAGTGAAGAATATTATCAAGCTGAAATAAAAGGCGGTGGAGAAGAAGCATATTATATCAACGTTCCAACTTTTATTACTGCTCTTGAATTCACTGACTCAATTCCTGATTTAGTAGATAGTATCTCTTGTCCTGAATGTGATGAATTTCCATTCAATAGCCCTGGAGTCGATCTTTACAACGAAACCGTTGATATGGTTTTTATGGGAGAGGAGCAGCTAGATGATACCAAAATTAAGAGCTTGGGATAAACAAGATGAGCGTATGAGTTATGGAGAGGTTGAATATTTCGACGATAGCATTAATTATCGTTTTGACCATTTCTGTACTGGCGCTGATGAAGACGTTGAATTTATGCAGTCAACAGGATTAAAAGATAAAAATGGCGTTGAAATTTATGAAGGTGACATTTTAAAACTGAATGCTATATTCTTAGCTCCTGATGACAAAATCGGTTATCTTGAATATTCTCCAAAATATGGATATTCAATTATTTTTGAAGGAAATAGGTTATATCGGCAAGAATTCTGGGCGAGTACAAATAAATTGAATTATGAAGTCATCGGAAATATCTATGAGAACCCTGAATTATTGGAAGGAGATAAGAAATGACAGTTGAAAGTTTACTAAAAACAATTTCAGAAGGAATGACAGTTAATGTAAAAGATTGCTATGGAAATATGATTATCCGTTTTAAATTTGGAGATGATATCGAAGTATTTTCTGCAAGTTTCCTTTTCCATAAAATCAAAAAAACTGAAATTAAAAATCAATTCGATTTAAATATTTATTTGGAGGACACGAAAAATGACTAAGTTTGAAGAAGAAGTAAAAAGACCAAAAAAAGCATATATTGACCCATTTTCTAAAAGAGATGTAGATTTCACTGAATTAGCTAAAAAATTTACAGAAGGTGCTCAAACATTAAAAGAATGGAAAGAATATGCATTCCTTCTTGAAGATAAGCTGAAACTCCAACAGCAAGCCCTGCCAGTCGTGCCTGAGTGTGTGGCAGACGCAATTGCATGGGATGAACAAATTGATAACAGCATAGCAGAAACTTTGAAGGATATATTCACTGCTAATGATAAAGATTTAAAAGAAGCCGGATTGTGGGTTAAAAATAATCCAGAAAAATATATTATTGCTCGAAATATCGGCTACACAGTCGAAAAACCGCAGCTGTTCTATATTGATTTACCAAAAGTTTTTGGATTAAGCGATTCAACCTTCGTATCAAAAGCGGAAAGTGGAATAATCTCAGAATTTACAAAAGGAAAAGATTATGCATTAAAATTAACAGAACAAGAAATCAAGTCAATTGATGAGCGTTACTGGCAGTTTGCTGTGCCTGTGGAGGTAGAAAAATGAGCGAAGTTTATAAAAATATGGTTATAGCAAATGCAGCTATTTCAAATGATATTTATTTAACAACAATAAATAAAGACGGGATGATGAGCCTTAAACGGAAAGTTATAACAGAAGATGTTCTTCGAGCGACTGTCCAAAACATGCAAAAAGATGCTGAAAGAAACGGTAGTGCTGTTTATTCTTGGTCTGCTAGTGATAAAGTTGTCACCCTTGCTTTTATTCCAGATGAGCTAAGAGTTCAATTCTTAAAATGGTGTGATGAAGTAGGATACTTGAGAACTGATGTGCCTGTGGAGGACGGAGAATGACAAGAGGATTTAAAAAACTAGACGGAAATGCGACTATTCCAGAACGAGCGACAAAACATAGCGCAGGATATGACATTTCAGCAAGTGAAACAGTTACGATTCAACCTGATGAAATTAAAATGGTAAGCACTGGGCTAGCTGTTCAACTTGGAGATGATGAAGTATTGAAATTATACGACCGTTCAAGTAATCCAGTTAAGCGTGGCATTGCATTGATTAATTCAGTAGGAATTATCGATTCAGATTACTATCCGCAAGAATTTAAAGGCTTGTTTATGAATATTTCAAAAGAGCCTGTAACCATTTCTAAAGGTCAAAGAATAATGCAAGGGGTGTTTGTCAAATACCTTACAATAGACGATGACAACGCAAATGGAAAGCGTACAGGCGGATTTGGTAGCACTGGGGAGGTTTGAGAATGACCGACAAACTAATATCGCTGGTCAATGACTGGTGGGGAGGGATTGAATGAAAAAAAAAGCCCAAGCTGACCTAGCTTGAGCGAAATACTGAAGATTACTTCGATTTTTATTTTTGGTCATCACCATTATAGCACACAGACCAATAATTTATTCCAAAATAAAAATGCCCGAATTGACCAAATTCGAGCGGGTGTGATAAAAAATATTTTCTATATTTTTTTGTGGTCAGTTATATTATATCATACTGAGCTAGGAACTCGCTAAACTCAACTGGAGGAGAAATATGCCACAAGAAATTACTGTTGATTTTTCAGAACAAATCGCTAAAACACAAACTAAAATTGATAGGCTTCAAAAATTGATTCATCATGTTAGAAATCAAAAGATTGTTTTAGATGATTTTAAAAATAATCATATATCTACGGATACAAAATTTGAATTAAACTTGGGAGGAGTTTTAAAATGTTCCGTTAAGATTAATGTTGGAACGCTCATCCCTTTGTTGGAGCAAAATATTGAAGATAATACGGTTCTTATCAATGAGTTGGCTAAAGAACTTGGAATTGATATTAAGTAAACAAAAAAGCCCGAATTGACCAGGTTCGAGCTTCGCATGTAAAAAATAATACTTTTTCATTTTATTTTTGGTCATACGTATTATATCATACTGAGCTAGGAACTCGCTAAACTCAACTGGAGGGAAAATGAAATGTTTTATATCACACCAACACCAACGTCATGGATTATCTGGACAATTATTTGGGTAATCGGAGTATTACTAGGTTTAGGATTGTTTATTCTAGGTTCAGTATTACGAGAAAACAGAAAAAATAATGTCGCTTATGGAGTTTTTGTTTTAGTAGCTTTAGTAGCGTTAACTTTAGTTGGACTATCCGGTTCATCATATTATCATAATTATACTAATTCATCGTCATATAACATGGCCAAGAAGAATCTCAAAATTGAATATGATATGAATCAACAGCGTACTATCATTATTAAAGATTATAAGGGAGATGTATTTTATGAATATACAGGTTCATTTTCTTATAAAATGTCTGGTCGTAAAGTTGATTTAACCGATAATAAAACTGGAAATAAGATTTCAGTCTATATGGGAGATAACGATACATTTATTGTTACTGACTCAGGGATTAAAGGAGAAAAGAAATGATTGCAAATATAATTATCATAGCCTACGTGTTACTAATGATTATTGGCCTGTTCATTACACCTTACGCAATTGGAAAGCCAAGAAGTCCAATAAGTATTGGAACTGCAACCTTTAATATATTATTTGGGATTGCGTTTCTAATATCATTATATTTTAAATTAATTAATTAAACAAAAAAGCCCACGGCAATGGGCTTCGGCAAGAAGTTTTCTAACTTAATTATACCACAAAAGGAGAATTTGATGAATGGCAGATAAGTTAGATAGAATTATTGGAGATTACGTTAATGGCAGACTTGAAGCCAGAATAAAATCAATTGAAAGCAGATATCTTTATAAGCAAAAAGTTGATAACTTAGGCATTCGTACAGCTTATTCTGGTGGTTCGGAACAGTTGAGTCATGTTATAAATCAAGAAAAGCTTGAGAGTGACGAAGAATACCTTAAACTTAAGGAGCAACTAGAAATATTAGACTTCTGGTTTAAGCCTTTGATTCCTGATGAAAAAAGAGTTATTGAGCTAAAATATAGTGGATATGCTGGCTTGTACTGGTACCAAGTAATGCAATATTTAGATATCGAAGGAATTGAAGATATTGGCTTGAAAAAAGCTAAGACAATATTCTATAAGTTTAGAAATGATATCTACCGACAAATGCAACACTGTTTTTAGGGCATATTTTTGGACAAAAATTAGCACGAAATTGCCTAAAAACGGAACCTCGACCCTTGTTTTTGCTGATATACTTGTATTATGAAGTAATGTAAAAAGTAAAAACGTTAGAAATGGTGATTTATTTTTCTTTTAATTAATGATATTATTAGTTAATAAAATTAATTAGGAGATTTAAGTTGTGAAGGATGTTTTGGATTATATTATTTCTGGTATAAGTATATGTATATTTATTTTGGCAGTTTATATGATAAAGAAAATTCCAGAAATGGTGAGTGATAAATTAAAAAGTGACAGAGAATTTGAATTTAATAAGGAGTTACAGATTGATGAATTTTATCGAAAAGATGGGAATCTGCAACAGATTATGATGAACTGGACCGAACTTGCAATTGATACAAATGCAATGGAGTCGCTTGATTCTAAGAACGGACAGAAAAAATTACGGAAGCTTGTTCAAGAAACACTTGGATATGGTTCAGGAAGAACAGTTAAATTACTAACAGAAATGCTTCAAGAAAGTTATCGAAGTAATGATACTGAATCAGAAAATACTGAATCAGGAAATAATGAATCAGAAAATAATGAATCTATAAATAGGTCTTCTGCCACTATAATGTTGCTGTTGGCAATGGTTGTTTCTTCTCTAAAGGAAGATTTTACTGGACAAAAAGTTGACCCATTAGATGTCCTTAAAATAAAACTCACTGACTATTATAATCATGAGGGATTATTTAAAGAACTTTTTGAAAGTGTAAATAACAAACTAGGAGTTGAAGTTTAATAATGGAAATTAATTTTATAGCTCTGGCCTTTGCATCTGTTATTGTAGGTGGGGTATTCATTGGAATATTTATTCTGGTTTACAAATGGTTGAAGAAATGATAAGTATAGCTAGACTATGAAAAAGATAGGTTGTCCAATGGGCAGCCTTTTATTGTTGGAAAGGAGATTAAATGCCAGTATTAGAAAATGCAAGACATGAAAAATTTGTTCAATGCCTAATTTCTGGCATGAGCCAACGAAAAGCATACAGAGAAGCATTTAAGCAATC